TGGAATTAACAGTGTTCCTCAAATGGTTTGCTATATTACTGCTGTTGATTATGATAGAAATCGTGTTCAAGAACCAAAGTTTGTAGATAATCGCAGCGTTCGCCCAAGAGCAATTGATCCTCTTACAGGAAATTTATCTACTCAACAAGGTCAAAATTTTCAATTACAAAGATTAATGCCAGCACCATATAAACTTACAATCGTAATGGAGATTTGGACAAGCAATTTTGATCAAAAAATGCAGCTATGGGAACAAATAGCTGCTCAATTTAATCCAGATATGGAAATACAAAATAGCGATAATTATTACGATTGGACAAGTTTAAGTTATATATTGCTTACTAACACCAACTGGACAACTAGAAATATTCCTGTGGGCAGCGATGATCCAATTGATGTAGGAACATTTACTTTTGAAGTTCCAATTTGGATTACCACACCAGCAAAGTTGCTGCGACTTGGTATTGTTCAAAGTGTTGCAGTCAATACATATGATGCTATGGGCAATCCTATCCAATCTATTGAACAACAAGCTAATCAACTTGGAAGCCGTCAGTATTTTACGCCTACTGGTTATCAGGTTTTAGTTAATAATGGCAATGTAACACTGTTTCCAAGTGGTGGTCCAGAACTTAATAATACTGCATTTACTACGCCAACAACACTAGGCAACGCTATACCATGGTTTCCTGTAGTTTCAAGTTTCGGCAAGCTAGCTAATAATTATAGCATGCTGTATCTAACAGATACACAAACACAAAGTTTAATAACAGGCACAGTAGCATATGATTCAACAAATCCAAATAATTTGCTTTTTACAGTTGATAATGCTACAATACCTACAAATGTTTTGCCTAGTGTAAATGCAATTATTAATCCACAGGTAAATGCGCCTGGTATTGGATTACCTGCTGCAAGCACTGGTCAGCGATATTTGCTCACTAATAATTTAGGTGGTGCGACACTAGGAAACGGAGCGGCAGCTTGGCAAAATGCAAATACAAGCATTGTATCTGCGCTGCCCAATGATATTATACAATATAACGGTAACTCATGGTTTGTAGCGTATAGACCTAATGCCACAAGCAATTCAAGTTATGTTACAAACACATTTAGTAGTATACAATATGCATGGAATGGAAGCGCATGGCAAAAAAGTTGGCAAGGAATTTATCAAGAAGGTCTGTGGTCAATCGTTCTTTAACTGCTGCTGGTGCAATCTTTATAAGCGCAAAAACAAAACGAGGATTATTTTTGCTACGTGATCAAGATACCTATAGTGACACGTGGGGGTTGGTTGGTGGTCAAGTAGAAGGTGATGAAACCTTATACGAAGGGTTGACAAGAGAAGTTAAAGAAGAAATTGGTTTTGTTCCACCAATAATAAAAATCATACCTCTTGAATTATTCTCTTCGCCAGATGGTCATTTTAACTATCATACTTTTGTAATAATAGTGAAAGCAGAATTTATTCCAATATTAAGTAGTGAACATAAAGGTTATGCATGGTGTGATTTAAATAATACACCAAAACCGCTGCATCCTGGTTTATACAATAGTTTAAACAACAATATTATAAAAGAAAAACTTGAAACTATTCGTGATTTGTTAAAAATCACCTAATAGCACAGCATCTCGTATAGTTACTTCTTGATAATTAGGCAATGTTTTAAATAATTCATCAAAATTATGACTGTGATGATTGCGAACACGATAAAAACTTACTGAACTATATGCTGCAATTACATTATACAAATATGTATCAAAATCACGGAAATCATCTATTACTTCACGACCATCATATCCTAGAGTGTCACTATAAATATTTTCATTTGTAACGCCATCCGTTCTATCAAAACCAAATAGAAATATCTTTTTTGCGCCATCAAACGCTGCAAGATATGCTGCGGTTGCACCAGCATCCATATGATATACATGCGGTATTAAATTTGCATCACGATATGAACTTGTCCATAATTCGTTTGTAATAAAAACTTTATTGTGCATGTCATTTGCAATTTCAGCAAAGAAAATACCATCTTTAAAAACATAATAGTCAGCAGGCGTGTCACGATATGCAGCATTACAAGCATATGTTCTTTTATAGCCTTCTGCTACTCGTTGATTATTCTGGCTCAAGATAAGTTTTACTGTAGGATCAAGTCTACTGATTCCATTTCCAAGTACTACAGCAGTAGATGATGCTAAATCATATGGCAAATCACGAGGAGTAACAAACACACTTTGCATTTCTCCATCACGAACATATGAAAGAGTTTCACCTTTATAATCACGACGATATGTTGGTTTATTTAAATTTCCCATTAGAATCTTCCTACTGCTATTTCAATTTTTACTATGCTATCATCTAATATGATATCCATACTCTTGCCTATAATACAACCTGGTTCGTATAGCGATTTGTCCATTGCACATGCTACACCACGTTCACTACTACTTACCAATAAGGTACCTTTATTTACTGGTCCACGCACTAAGCAAGGGACACGACCTGTTAGTGCGATTGGCAGCCAATTATCATGTTCAAAATTATCATTCATAAGATACGCAGGGTTTGTTGATACTACACCAGCCACCGCCGTATCATGTGTGCGGGTTGATACAGTAACATCAAGATCACCACCAAATATCATAACTGTGCCAGGTGTATAATAATCATCACTATGATACATTTCGGCCAAATCGGCGTATTTTGCTGTCGTTGATGTGCCAGTAAATGTTACGGCATAACAGGTGCTCCAATAAGCACTTGCACTTCCCAGTGTAACGGCATTATTACTACTTGGTGTATGAGTAGAACTTGTTATTGTGCTGAATGTACCAGCACTACTTGAGTTGCCAATAGTGGTTGCTAATAAACTGGTAGCATTGATCGTAGCACCATTAGTTGTTCCTTGTAGGTTAGTTGTTCCACTTACAGTAAGTCCAGTTAGTGTCCCAACACTTGTGATATTTGTTTGTGCTGCACTACTTGAGTTTAACGTTCCATATAATACAGCACTTGCATTTCCAATAGTACCAGCATTTACTGCTGGTGCAGCAATTGTATCAGTTGTCGTGATGGTAGTTGTATTGATAAATGTGGTATTACCCGCAATACTTAAGTTACCACCTACGTATAAGTTACCAGTGATACCAACACCACCGCTTACTACCAATGCGCCAGTAGTTGTACTTGTGCTTGTAGTTCCACTTGCAGCAATAATATTGCCACCACTATAAAGATTACCAGTAGTTGTAACAGTTGTAAATGCGCCCGTATTTGCAGTGTTTGCACCAATTGCACCAGTATGATAACCAGTTATCTGACCACCACTGCTTGTTGTGAAACTTGGACTTGTAAGCGCACCAGTGCTTGTGATATTACCTTGTGCAGCAGTAGTTAAGGTACCAGTAAGTAGCGCACCACTGTTTCCTAATACGCCTGCCTGTATTTGGTTTGCAGCAATGGTACCAGTTGAAGTAAGAGAAGTTAAGGTGCCAACACTTGTAATGTTACCTTGTGCTGCGGTAATTAGTGTGCCTTGTAGCAACGAGCCACTATTACCGATTAATCCTGCCTGCAATTGGTTAGTTGTAGTTGTGCCAGTCACAGTTAAATTAGCAAAAGATGGTGTAGTTGCAACTACTGTCCATGTGTTTTGTGTGCTGTTATACACAAAAGTAGTATTGTTTAATACTGCGATCTGACCATTTACTGGACTGGTTGGAAAACTCATAATGTTATTTATTGATTCAAGAATGCAGATGTTTGTGGTGTGAAGTTGGCTGTGTAGCGTGCATAACCTTTTGTGTATCTTATTTCGTCAACATAACCATTAAAATATATACCAGTAGACCCTGTTGCACACCATCCACTGCTGAAAGTGGTATCTGAAAATGTATATGATGTTGAAGTAGAACCTGCAGATACTCCATTAATATACATTTTTATAACACCTGAATATCTAACTATAGCAACATGATACCACTGACCTATTGTAGGAGCCGTACCAATACCTGATCCACCAGCAGTACCTAAAATATTTTGTGTATTATTTCTTATACCCCATCCAGATGTAGTAGCATATGGTTGAAATCCAGTGCTACTCGATGAGCCTATTATAGAGAAAAATGTAGGTGCAGACACATTTGTAGGAACTGCAGAAAAATTTACCCATCCTTCCAAAGTAAAGTCTCCTGTTCCTGGAGCTTGTACTGTACCTTGAATATAATCAGTGCTTCCGTTATAATATATACTAGTACCACCAAACTTACTTTGTGTAGAAGAAATAGCTGCACTTCCATATGTTATTAAACTTACTTTCTGTGAACTATCAATAATACCAGCGTTAGTTGCATTCAATAATAATGTCGTGTTAGCAGTAGAAGACGCAGTAAATGGTTGAGTTGGGGGTGTAAATATTAATGCCCCTACAGTAGTACTTGATGTTTGATAAGCAGAAGGTATATTATTTGCTACTAATCTCATATTAGAAATATAACATTGGCTATAGTTACCACCACTTGATGGTATACCAATATAAACCGAGCCTGTAGCAGATGATAGTGAAGAAGTATAATTACCTGCTGCTACTAGATACCCGTTAACAAATATTTTTGCATTCCCAGACGCATCTCTAGTAAATACAACATGTGACCATGCATAAAGGGGTATATTGTAAGGAGCTACTAGCGAGCTCGGATTTAATAGCTCATAAGTAGCAGAGCCAGTTCCAGCAATTGCCCAGTCTATTGCTGTAGCGTTACTTATTTTAAATCCCCAGGTAGGACCACCACCACCGTATGACCAATTTCTATTTGCAAGAAATATAGGATTAGTATATGACGTAGGATATACCCATGCTTCAAATGATACAGATGAACCAGAGTTAAAATCAAATACAGAACTGTAAGGAATTGTTAAATAATCTGTACTTCCATTAAAATACATGCTACCACCAACTACAGTATTTGAATATGCAGATGTTGGACTAAATGGTGAGAATGGTACAATGTTTGTATTTGAAGAAGGAGTTACTGCTGTTCCTATACTTCCTTCTGTCGAAAAACCATTACTTTTATGGAAACAAAGATAAGCTGTATTAGCAACATTTGTAAGAGTAGACAAAGGGGGAGTAAATGATCCAGTGCCACTGTAAAGAGCATTACCATTAACAATTCTAAAATTTGACACGTAACTATTACTTGCATATGTTCCATCCCATCTTGACATAAAATTGAGATATCCAAGAGATATAGAATTTGCAAATGTTGCTGAGTTTAATAAATTGCCGTTCAAATATGCATACACTGTCGAACCAGATCTAGTCAATGCAATATGGTTCCACGTATTTAATACGTTTGTTTTAAAATCAGTCCAAGTTATAAAAGTTGATACAGAATCTGCAGATGCTCCTGCAGTTTGCAAATAAAAATTTAAATTAGAATTATTGTTGATTCTGCTATCAATAATAAATGGTTGTGCAGCCCAAGATGATGCGTTTAACCACATTTCTATAGTGAAATCGCCTGAAAGTGTTACACCATTTTGAATTTGAGGTCTATTTGCTACATAAGCACTCCAACCAGTAGTAGAGAATGGTGAGAACGTGCCTTGGGTTGGAGTTCCTAATTTTGTAACTGTTAAATTATTAGTACTAGAATCTAAAAACACACTATTATTAGCACCATTTGTTCCATCAGCATGAAGTAGTAATGTAGTATAGGGAAAATAATTATCATTATTATTATTACCTAAAAACCTTGGAAAAGTTCCTAATGCAATATATTGATTAGCTTCAATAATATGAAAAAGTCCACTAGCAGAACTTGAATTTATAGTAACTGCTGGTCCAACAACACCGCCATTATTTCGCAATCTTGCCATTAACTTATGTTCTCATAACTACTAATTACACTTAAACTATTAGCAGTGCTAGTAGATGCTTGAACTACATCACCTTCTTCTAAGTAAATAGGCGTGTCCTTGCCAAGCACAACAAGAGTGCTGTTTGCTGGCACATTAATATTATTTGTTATGTAGTTGCCATTAGATGTGCTATAACGATATAAAAACACATTTCCTTGTACAGTAACGCTTCCATAGTTAGAAAACATTAAATGATTTACTTTTACTAAAGTGCTGCTGCTTAAATTGTTGACTATAACATTGCTTAAAACAGTAGACAAGTTTGCTGCTGCAGTCTTGCCATATACATTTGCTGTTAGAACCATATTTAATGCAGTCATTATAAATCCTTGACTTCAATATTTATCAACTGAATATTGTATTAAGTGCATAAATTTTGCCTACACTTGGACCAAGAGTTGCACCTGTATTTCCATTGGAAAGCAGTGCACGACTGCTAATGTCAACCCAATATGAAGCACCGGTAGCATCACTAATATATTCATAAAGAATATCAGTATTGCCCTGATACCACTGTGCGCCAGTACTAGGGGAAAGTGGTGCAGTATTACTTGTTGTTAATGTTACACCTCCACCTCCACCACTGCTAAATGCTAACCCATTGCTATAGTAATAAGCAGCACTGTATACTGCGCTATTACCTACTATATTTCTACCATATATGTTAGCAGTTTGTGCGGTAATGTTTCCACTAGATGTTATTGTTGTAAACACACCGCTATTTGCGCTATTAGCACCAATAGCACCAGTAAGATATCCAACTATTTGTCCAGAACCAGTAATAGTTCCACTTGCAGTTACACTAGTGAAAACACCACTATTAGCTGCGTTTGCACCAATAGCACCTGTAAGATAACCAGTTAATTGACCGCCACTGTTAGTTGTTAAACTACTTGGTGATAGTGTTCCTGTATAAGTTGGCAGATATGATGCAACATTACTATTACTATAAGTTCCAGTAATTGTACCAGAAAGTGTTGCTCCATTACTCCAATAAAATTGAGCGCCATATATTGCTATATTACCAATTAGGTTTGCAGCATACACATTAGCAGTTTGTGCGGTAATGTTTCCACTACTAGTAAGACCAGTTAATGTTCCAACACTTGTAATATTGGTTTGTGCTGCGGTTGATAGCGTTCCAGTTAATGTTGATCCCGTATTGCCAATTGTTCCAGCATATAGAGACACGGCATTGAAATTGTTTGCATATACTGCACCACCAACACCCATACCACCACTGATTACAATAGCACCCGTAGTTGTAGATGTAGATGTTGTAGTTTGGAATACAACAATATTGCCTGCGCTATCTACTCTTAATCTTTCTACAAGAGAGTTTGCACCAGTATTGCCTGGTGCTTTTGTCCATAGTCCTATATAACCACTGTAATTACCATCATCAGTAGTACTAATTCTGGTTTCTGGGGTAGAACCACCAGCAACACTAGTATATGTATAAAAATCAATTGCACTACCAGCACCAGCACCACCGCCAGTATTAATTAAATTTAATTGTGTTTTTAATGCACCTGCTAAACTATTAGTTAAATTAAGTGGTGCTGCATTATAGTTAAAAGTTGTTGGAACTGGACCAATATATGAGTTACCCAATATAACTAGGTTACCACCAACTGTAAGGTTGCCACTTGTGCTTGCTGTTGTAAACACGCCGCTGTTAGGTGTATTAGCACCAATTGCACCAGTTAGATAGGCAATTACCTGACCACCACCACTAGTAGTAAAACTTGGACTTGTTAGCGCACCAGTGCTTGTAATATTAGTTTGTGCTGCAGTAGTTAGTGTTCCAACTAATGAAGCACCAGTATTGCCGATTGTACCAGCGTATACCGCACTGCCATTTATTAAGTTACCATTTATCGCAGCAGCAGTATT